TATTCATTTTGAGTGTAGTGTGCTTCTAAACCATACTTTAAATGCTCAAATCCAGACTGGGGGATATAAAAAATATATTTTCCAGCATGAATAGCATACTCATCTTCAACTTCTGAGTAGTAAATATTGTCTACAAGATCACTTATTGCATCTGGACTCATGAGAAATTTTTTGGCTCTCTTACTTTTCGCTTATATACTCCAGTTTTAGGAACTACTCCTGATATAAGCTCAAAAAAATTATTGATAGTATCTTGCGTATCTTGTTGATGCTTAAGTTCGTTTAATTTCCAATCTTCTCTTTTAAGTGGAATAACTTGAACAACGGGGGTACCTTTAGGAATAACTCCAGAAAATCCTTTTTTCATAATCATAGGAGTATTTACAGTTAATGGATGTCTATCAACATCAACAACTCCTGAGAGGGTATAGAAAGGAAGATCATTTCTATGCATAGGAGTCATAAATAGGGCAGAGTAACCTTCTGGCAACTCTAGCTTAACTCCTGTATCCCATTTAAAGAGCTTCTGGTGAGCATCTGAGGGGAATATATAGCCTTCTGCTTCATATGGACTATGAGTTATTTGTTGGACGGGAGAGTCTAGATTAAAGCTCAAAGTATCCTCATCAAATATAACATCTTTACCAAGAACAATCATATATCCAAAGATCATAGCATCTAGAATAGGTACACATCTTTTAAAGGTTGCTCCTATTTGAGTTTCTGGATTTATATGGTTTGGAAACTTTTCAACAGATCCATCATAATTATAATATATTTTTGTAGGGTCAATAGTGTGTGGTGCCTTCTTATACCATGTAGGGATAAGTTTTATTGCAGGAACAAGTTGATTTGCTGAATCATCAGTTTCAGGTCTTGTTTTGCGAAAATTAAATTTTTTTGTCTTATTCTTGAACATCTTCATCCTCAAATATAAAAGATGGGGCGGGAGCGAGAATCTGTCCAGATTCATGCAATTTAAATAATCCCTTAGCATCTGCACCTAGTTTATCAGCTATAATGGACAACATATCATAATTACGTTGTTCTTGTATGAATATAGCTCCTAATAACTCTCTTATATTCTCCAATACGGCATCATTTAAGGCTTCTTCTAGATTACCCACCAATTATCTCCTTAGTAATATGATCCCACTTATTTGCTTCCATTCCCGCCGAATAGTTAATATCTAAATCTCCATTATCGGCGGTATTCATATGTATCCAAGCAACATTGTGGGTAAGCTCTATTTTTCCTGCATATATATGATTGATGCTGCCATCAGCCTCTATATCTTTAATATGAACTAATATTGCGTAAGATTCCTGATCATCCTCATCAAACGGCTCAATATAAGCCCGTTCAACATATACTTTTGCCATTATGAGGGGAGATTCTTACTTTCGGCTCAATCGGTTTGCGAGATCTTTCGGAGTGACCAATGCATGCTTCTTATTTGTAAGCTTAATACCAACATGAGAATATGCCCAAGCTACAAGTTGTGAACAGATTACTTTCTTTTCACGAACTGCAATCCAGTCTGCAGGAATTAATGGAAGACCAAAAGTTAGGCACTTAAATCCAAGTGCAATAATTGACCATACTCCATACCCGTCATTTTCAAAGCGTTTTGCAAATGTAATAAGATTTACTCTTTCTTGAGATGTCAAAGACATTTCATGTGCCCAGATAATTGGCTTACCATCATATTTACTAAGATTATCAATTTTGACTCCTTGCGGACGGGCCTCAATTATTTGACCATTGCCGATATATATACCAGCATGATTCCATTTTGACCGAGTACCAATCTGAATCATTCTTGCTGCCCAGCCATCTGTATGTACTACAAAATAATCGCCAATATTAGGCATTTTCTATCTCCTTCAAAATCTGTTCGTATAGATGTTGGCCCGCTGAAATTTTAGACCCACATGATAAACATTGTAGCACAATTCTGTCATTTTCTTCTTGATGGATAAGGGGATAGATTATATCTGGATCATCCTTATGTAAAGGACAGGCGAGGGGTTTTACCCTCCCCGCCTGTGCTAAGTTATAGTACTGTGAAAATACTTGAATTTTCATCAGTATGCTATGTTCGCCTTCTGAAATACAGACATGACGTATTCACGGACAGTAGGATTTCCTGGAACTGGCTTGCTCCAAGTTGCCATATTACCCGCTCTTGATGGGCATAGATGTGCTGCTACTGCTTTTCTCCAGTCGTGGTAGGTTGCATAGGAAAACTTTAGTTCGTCAACCATTTTTGCGTCCTGTACCCATTCTGGTGCATCGCATGCACTCTTATATCCCATAAAGTTATTCCACGTTAAGTTCATGTATTGAAAAGCTCCACATGCACTACTGGAATAAGACTTACGATAGTAGGCATCTACTCCGCCAGTCTCTTGACTCAAGATTGCATTTGCTAGTCTTGAGATTATTACCCTGTTGTCTACTCTTTGATTTAGATTTAGCTTTGTGCTATATGAGGGCATTGTGAAAGTAGAGTTATTTGATAAGTCTACAACTTTGTAAACTATATTACTCTTCTTACTGACATCAATTGTAATCATGTCTTTGATCGTAACCAAATTCATGTACTTGTTGATGTACAATACATCGCTGCTGTACGATATAGTTGGTGCTGTTAATGCATGTGCAGTGTCTGGACTAATTCCAAAAAACAATGTGAGAAAAGTCACAATGACCATTGTCCATGCGGTTCTTATCCTTGCTATGTTCATATTATTCATATGTACCTCCTGGGGTAAAGAGTAGAACTTAATAGTAACATAGATCAAAACCCGTGTCAATCCTTACGCTTGCTAGACAAGAAAATAAAGCTATGATACAATCAGAAAAGGTTTGTGGGGGCTTTTCACTGGAACTCATAATGAAGGAAATATTTTTCCAGATTTGTTCGGTGAAGCACTCTTTCTCCAATTTTTCAGTTTTTGAAAATGAGGGGAGGGGGAGCTTTGCCTAAAATCTTTAAATCTGGAAATGTACTGAGTTAGATAAAATAATAATATATATTATATAAAATAATACAATTTGCAAATATAATTTATGGGGGGTATAATCAATTTATGAGTAGTTATGTAAAAGGATTATGTGCTTGTGGAAATAAACAAGAATCTAAAGGAATTAATTATTTAGGCAAAAGAACCTATAGTAAATACTGCTCTACTTGTAAGCGTGGTAAGATACAAAAAAATAATTTGCTTAAAATTGATAAGAGTTGTGAAAAATGTGGGTTTGTGCCCGAGCATCCTTCTCAAATGGATATTGATCACATTGATGGAAACCATAGAAATAATGATTCTTCTAATCTTCAAGTTTTATGTGCTAATTGCCACAGGTTAAAAACCTATCAAAATCAAGATTGGAAACAATGAAAATTTCTTTTACTGGTGCTCCAGAATATATGGACCGTAATGTTGGTTACGGAGAAGCATCTTGGAATATATTTAATGAATTTCAAAAACAAGGACTTGAGCCTGTTGTAAAAGACGCATCTGCAAAAATTGGAATTTCATTTATTCAACCTGATCTATATGTGTTTGGTAGAAATCAATACAAGATAGGCTATACTCCTTGGGAATCAACTGACATATTTGAAAGTTGGAGAAAACCTTTACTTTATCATATTGATGAAATGTGGACAACATCTCCTTGGTGTGCTGAAATGTTTAGAAATCATACTGATAAGCCAGTATTTGTATATGAGCATGGTATTAAAAATGAGTGGGTTCCTAAGAAAAGAACCATTGACGAGTCCCGACCATTTAGATTTTTGCATATAGGCGAACCTTATTTTAGAAAAGATGCACAAATGGTTGTTGATGCATTTATTAAAGTTTTTGGCGATAATCCAAAATATGAACTTATTCTTAAATGCAGCAACCTTAATACCACTAGGGTATTTGATCCAGTAACTGGAAAAATTCAAGGATCACCTGGAGCATTTTACCCAAACATTAAAACTATTGAAGGAATGCTTTCAACAGAACAAATGAATGGTTTGTATGATTTGTGTGATGCTTTTGTTTACCCATCATGGGGCGAGGGATTTGGATTAAATCCACTTCAAGCTATGGCTAAAGGTATTCCAACAATTTGCACAGAAGCTTGGGCTACATATGCAAAATACATAACGATGCCTTTAGATTCAACAATGAATTCCTCACCTTGGCCTAAAACACATCCTGGTCAAATGTATAGACCAAACTCAGAACACTTGATGTATTTAATGACAACTCTTGTTCTTAATTATGAATCTTACTCAGAACTAGCATACAAAAATTCATTTTTAATTCACAAAGACTATAACTGGACAAAAGTTACAAAGCCAGCAGTTCAAAGACTTCAAGAAATAAATAAAAATCTTTAAATCTTGATTTTAAAAGTAGCAATGTGCTACACTTAATCTCTATCAAAAAAATAAACCCTATAGGAGAAGTAATGTCTAATACTATTGAAAACCCATATGAAAACTTTATTGCACTGTCTCGTTATGCGAGATGGTTGGAAAATGAAAATCGTCGTGAAACATGGGGTGAGACTGTAGATCGTTACTTTAACTTCATGGTTCACCAACTAGAAACAAAACATAATTATAAGCCAGATCCAAAGCTTGTTGCAGAATTGCGTGATGCAGTATTTAATCGTAATGTTATGCCATCAATGCGTTCTGTTATGACAGCAGGACCAGCACTACAACGTGAAAATGTTTCTGGATATAACTGTGCATTTATGCCAGTAGATAATGCTCGTTCATTTGATGAAGCAATGTATATTCTAATGTGTGGAACTGGTGTTGGATTCTCTGTTGAGTATAAGTACATCAACAAACTTCCCGCCCTTCCAGAAACGCTAGAAAAGTCTTCTACAGTCGTTATTGTTGGAGACTCTAAAGAAGGTTGGGCAAAGGCTTATCGTGAGCTTTTAGGGCTATTGTGGGCTGGTCAGATTCCACAGATTGATGTAAGCAATGTTCGTCCTTCTGGTGCTCGTCTTAAAACAATGGGCGGAAGATCTTCGGGTCCTCAACCATTAATTAATCTTTTTGATTTTACAATTCAAGTATTCAAGGGTGCACTTGGTCGTCAACTAAAACCAATTGAATGTCATGACATTATGTGTAAAATTGGCGAAGTTGTTGTTGTTGGAGGTGTTCGTCGTTCAGCGATGATTTCACTTTCAAATATTAACGATATTGAAATGGCACAGGCTAAGGCGGGTAATTGGTGGGAGTCAAACTCACAACGTGCACTAGCAAATAACTCTGTTGCATATTCTCGTAAGCCAGATATGGCACAATTTATTGCAGAGTGGAAATCTCTTTATGATTCAAAGTCAGGCGAAAGAGGTATCTACAATGTTGCAGCAGCTCAAGCTCAAGCAGCAAAGTTTGGAAGACGTAGTGCAGATATTCACTATGGAACAAATCCTTGTTCAGAAATTATCCTACGTCCTTATCAGTTTTGTAACCTTTCAGAAGTCGTATTACGTGAAAAAGATACAGTTGAGGATGTTACAAACAAAGTAAGACTTGCAACAATTCTTGGAACTTGGCAATCAACTCTTACAGACTTTAAGTATATCCGTAAGATCTGGAAAGATAATACTGAAGAAGAACGTCTACTTGGAGTTTCACTTACTGGACAATTTGGGCATAAGTTCTTTTCTGGACAAGAGGGCCTAGACAAGCTTGGAGATATTCTTTCTAATCTTCGTCAATGGGCAGTAGATGTTAATATTGTAGAGGCAGAGAAAATTGGGATTCCCGCCTCAGCAGCAGTAACTTGCGTTAAGCCTTCGGGCACAGTTTCCCAATTGGTCGGGGTGTCTTCAGGAATGCATGCATGGCATTCAGATTACTATATTCGTACAGTTCGTGGGGATAAGAAAGATCCTATTACCCAGTTCCTTAAAGATACAGGTATTCCTTCAGAAGACGATGTAATGAAGCCAAATGATACAACTGTGTTTTCATTTCCAGTAAAAGCACCAAAGCATGCTATCACCAGAGATAAGCTTACTGCTATTCAACAACTTGAGGTGTGGTTAACATACCAACGCCATTGGTGTGAGCATAAGCCTTCTATTACAGTATCTGTAAAAGAAGATGAATGGATGGAAGTTGGTGCATGGGTTTACAAGCACTTTGATGAAGTTTCTGGAATTTCATTCCTTCCATATTCAGAGCATACATA